GCTCGGTATGTTCCGCACGCAGCGGCGAAAAGCCGTCGTGCCATGGCTGGAGGAAAACATCATCCTCCCGCGCAAAATGGCCCCGAACTCCGCAGGCCCGTTCCGCACCGCCTCGCGTCCGTTTCAGCGTCCCATTTTGGAATGCTTCAACCCCGAAGCGGGTATCAACGAATGCGGCGTCTCCGCCGGGGTGCAGATCGCCAAGACCACCATGCTCACGCTCGGGGCCTCGTATCGCCTCGTCAACGCCCCCATGCCCATCCTCATGATCGGCAGCTCACGCGACTGGACTAAGACCGAGCTCAGCGAAAAGCGGATGCAGGTGCTCATCGACGAGAATCCCATCCTCGCCGCGTGCAAACCCGCCAACTCCGACCGCTACCGCTCCATGTCCATGGACCTCACCGGCGGCATGGTCAACTTCGTCGGCGGCAACTCCCCCGGTGCCCTCTCCGGCGGCTCCTACGGCATCACCCTTTGCGACGAAGCCTCCAAGCTCATCCAAAGCGAAAGCGATCAGGCTCCCGAGGCCCACCCCTTCCACCTCATCGCCAAACGCACCGACGGCTTCGGCGCTCTGGAGTTCCACTACTACTCCAGCACGCCGAATAGCCCCACGCACCCCTTTTGGAAATACATCCTCGCCGGAGACCAGACTCATTTCTACACCGAGTGTCCGCACTGCCACGGCTGGTTCTACCTCGACTTCATCGGCCGGCCCGAAGATGTCGAAGACTACAACACCCACCTCGGACTCACCCTCCCCAGCGATTACAAATCCCTCACCTGGGACAAAGACGCCCGCGAAGCCTCCGGGCAATGGGACGAAGCCCGCGTCCGCGAATCGGTGCGCTATATCTGCCCGCACAACGGCTGCGAGATCACCGAGCTGCACAAGCAGGCGATGGTCGAAGGTTGCGCCGAAAAACGCCACAACACCCTCGCCGCCAAAAACCGCCGCACCTTCATACTCCCCTCCTTCTACTCGCCGACAAAATCATTCGGCACCATGGCCTGGGACTTCCTCGATTCACTCAAGGACATGTTCGGGCTGCAAGACTACTACAACAGCCGACTCGCCCGCCCATGGACCGAATACAACGTCAACCTCAAGATGGAAGACGTCGTCAAAGCCATCGCCGACGGCAAAAACGGCCGCCCCTTGTATCGCCGCGGCACCCTGCCCTTCAAGCCGCTGCGACTTCTGCTCAATGCCGACCCCGGCGAAGCCACCACGCACTGGGAACTCGTCGCCCTCGCCAAAGATGGCGGCGTGTGGGTGTGCGACTGGGGCACCGTTGTATCCTCCAAAGACCTGCTCGCCACCGACTTCCTCAAAGCCCGCCACATCATCGTCGAAGGCACCGGCGAAAAAATCTACCCCGATCGCGGCTACCTCGACACCGGCTGGCAGCAAGATGACCAGCTCGATGTCTGCGCCGCCTCTGGTGGTGCCTTCATCCCCGTCAAAGGCTCCGACGCCAAACACGGACAACTCCACGAAACCCGCGTCGCCACACGACCAGGCATGTCCCTGCTCGTCTTCAATGACCGCGAGGTGAAAAACATGCTTTACGCCAACCGCATGATGAAGCGCATCGACGGAGGCTTCCATCTCCCCGTCGATGCCGATCCCGAGGTCAAACTCGGACACACCGGCCAAAAACGCGACGCCGACGGCGAATGGCAACGCGTCCCCCACGACCACTTTGGCGACTGCTCCAAATACGCCTGCATTGACTTCCAGCTTCTCCGTGCTGGTGGCATGCTTTGAACGACGATGCCAGCAATGCAGATTTGCCGCCGTTAGCGGGACGGAATGAGCGAGGCGCAAGTAGCTCGCCGTCCTGCTTCGGCGGCATTTCCGCCTTTGGCGGGCTTTGACACCCGCCCGCCCGCATGGCGGCCGTCAACATCTCCGATCTCACCAGCGACTTTCGCTTCCACGCCCGCATGCTGTATCGCGGCGACAATGCCGCGCAGCTCGATTGGCTCACACAGCAATACCTCCTCCTCGCCGAGGACAAAAGCGGAGCCGAGATCACCGCCCACGCGTTTGAGGGCTCCTCACACTCCGCGCAGTTTCGCGATTCCTCCCCCGAGCAGCGCCGCATGGCAGTCAAAGCCGCCATCGAAGAACTCGAAGCCGAGATCGCTGGCGAGGTCGCCAATTCCGCCCGCCGTCCCTTCGGCTTCCGTTTTGCCCCCGGCTATGAGCCCGCCGCCGTCCTCGGGTGATTCACTGAGCACTGAGCACTGAGCACTTTCCACTTCGCCATGGCAAAACGCCTTTCATCCAAATCCCAAGCCGCGCCCATCACCAACGCCGCCGCCACCACCTCCGCAGGCTCCTACCGCACGCTGCCGCGTTACACGCCCTGGACACTGAAGAGCGTCGAGCGCATGCAGCGCAGCCGCGACATCGTGCAGATCTCCCGCTTCCTGCAAAGCGAGGAAGGCATCCCGCAGGTGCGTTATGGCATCCAGCAGCTACCGCGTGAGGCCGTCGGCAAAGGCATCGGCTGCAAATCCATCGCGCAAGATCCGAACTTCCGCCGCGATGCCACCGCGCTCTTCAAGAAGTGGGCCGAATCCCCTGCCATCGACATCCGCAAGGAGCACAACCTCTTCGCCCTCCAGCCCATGCTGCTCTCCGGCATGCTCGGCGATGGCGAACTCTTCATCTCGCCCATCTACGATCCCACCGGTGTCTCATGGAGCCTCAATGATCGCAGCAAGCGAGCCTTTCAATTGCAGCTCATCACTCGAGATCAGCTCACGAATGGCGATGTGAAAACCATCGACGCCCGCAACGCCCGCTGGTTTGACGGCCTCCAATACAACGGCCTCGACCAGCTCATCACCCTGCGACTCAATCAAGATCCCAACGCCAACGGCTTTAACGGCAGCGGCAAATACACCGACATCCCCGCCATCAACGGTGCCGGTTACAAAAACATCTTCCACCTCAAAGACCCCACCCGCATCCACCAATACCACGGCGATCCCATCATCTTCGCCAGTGGCAAAGACCTCCTCGACAGCCTCGACCTGAAAGCCCTGCGCAAGCACAGCGCCAAAGTCCGCGCTGCCCTCCTCGGTGCCACCGTCACCCGCGATGGCAAAGGCCTCAACGCCATGGAGGCGATCAAAAAGGCCCAGCAAGAAGGCAACCCCGCCACCGACACCGGCCGCCGTTATGTCGAGATCGCCGAAGGTGCCATCTTCCTCCCGCTCTCCGACAACGAGAGCTTCAACTTCTTCAACAACCCGCAGGAAGGCATCCCGTTCCGCGACATCCTCGCCGATCTCATCCATCCCTTCATGTTCGAGCTGCGCTATCCACCCGAGTGGATCTTCACGCGTGGCAAAGTCGGCGGTGTCGAATACCGCGGCCTACTGCAGCAAGTCGCCCGCGCCCATGAGGGCCTCCGCGCCCGCCTGTATCCCTTCCTCGAATGGCTGTGGGAAAAAGTCATTGGCACCGCCATGATGCCCGGTGGTCCGCTCGCGCAGTATGCCGGCGTCGAAGATTGGAACCAAATCGACTTCGTCACCGATCCCGATCCCACCGTCGATGCCGGTCGCGACAACCGCGCCGACCTCGACAACCTCGGCGAGAACCTCGTCACGCCCGATGACCTCATCGAGCGCCGCACCGGCAACGACGGCGAGGCCGTCCGCCGCGCCGCCATCGATCAGCGCCTCGATTCCATCCGCTACGCCATCCACCGCGCCACCGGCACGCCCATCGACCAGGTGCAAATCCCCGCCAGCATCGCCATTGCCATCGGCATGGGCTGGAAGACCATGCAAGCCGCCAGCGGCACGCTCAGCACGCTTAGCCCCGACACCATCGCTGCCGAGATCGCAGCGATGGACGGCTAGTATGTTGTTCACGCTTTAGCGTGTCCGGGCTTTGACACCCTCGCGGCATCGTATGCCAAAATTCATCGAACCGCGCAAACCCTGGGCTCAATTCACCAATCTCGCCAACGGAGCCGCTGAGATCAAAATCATCGGCGATATCGGCTGTCCCAAAGAATACCCCGACTTTTGGACCGGCGAGATGGTCAAGCAACCCGGATGCGCAGGCACCTACGAGGAATTCGATGCCGAGCTCACCGCCCTCGGTGACATCACCGATCTCATCATCATCGTCTCCAGCCGCGGTGGCGACTACTTCACCGGCCTCGCCATCCACGATCGACTGCTGCGCCATCCGGCGAACAAAACCTGCATCATCGACGGCATCTGCGCCTCCGCTGCCACCTACATCCCAATCGCCTGCCAGACGGTCAAGATGCCCGCCACCGCGCAGTTCATGATCCACTGCGCTGAGAGCTGCGAGTGCGGCAACGCCGAGGACATGATGGAGATGGCCTCCATGCTGCAGGTCATCGACAACAACATCGCCGAGCTCTACGCCACCCGCATCAACAAGCCCGTCGCCGAGATCCTCGACATGATGACCGTCGAGACCTGGCTCAATGGCAAGCAGTGCCTCGAAATGGGCTTCGCCACCGAGGTCATCCCCGCCGCCGCCAAAGCCGCCAGCAGCGTCGATCCCGTCACCAACAAGCGCACCTTCTGGAACTTCGCCGCCCCCGCCGCCGGCATGGCTGTCTTTGACACCCTCAAAAAGACCACGCCCACAGCTACACCACCTCCACCCGCCTCTATTCACAACATGAAGCTCACCATCGCCCTCGCCAATGCCCTCGGCATTTTGATCCCCGAAAACGCCACCGAAGCCGAAGCTGTCACCATCATTCAGAACTACGCGGCCGAGAAACAGCGTCAGATTCAGAATGCTGCCACCAGCCTGAAGAATTTTGTCATCGACTTCGAGAGCGACGACGTGAAAAACGCCTTCGCCAAAGCCATCGCCGACGCCACCAAGGCTGACAAAACCGAGATCGCCAATCTCAAAGCCGAGCTCACCAAGGTGCAGAACCTCCTCACCAATGGCGCGGCTGCTGCCGCAGGTGGCAATGCCCCTGTGACCGGTGTCCCACCCGTCGCACCCAAAAACACCATGAGCCGCTCCGCCTTCAACGCCCTGCCCCATGCCGAGCGCAATGCCTTCATGGCAGCCGGTGGCAAACTCGAAGACTGATCTTTGACACTTCCAATCCATCACCCCTCACCTCCACCCTCAGCTCTAACTCATCATGGCTAACGACATTTCACTCACCG